CAACAGAAAGAATTACATCACAGATGGATATCAGGTCAATGATATCATTTACACAGCAGTTAGTTTAATTACAGATAAAGTTAGACTACCTGAGTGGGCAGCTTATAAGATTGTTGATGAGGCAGCCTTTAAGTCTTACCAAGGGTTAATGAGAAAGAAGGATATCAGCACACAAGACTTCAAGAAAGCTGTTAAATACAGAAAGAAAGCCTTAGAGCCTATTTATGTTGACAGACTATCTGAGCTTCTTAAATATCCCAATGACTATGAGACATTCCAAGATTTAGTAGCCAATTCAAGTGGATGGAAACTAATCACAGGAGGTAGAACTATTTGGTCTCAGATGTTGGATATGGGTGCTAATGCTGGCAAACCATTTCAACTGCATAACCTTCCTTATCAAGAGGTTTCAATCATTGCTACCACAAATCAATTCCCAATAGTGGAGCAGGCTTATGTGATGACCAATCTTGCTGAGGCTTATTTCCCTAAGAGTCAGGTTTTGCACGATAAATACCAAAACTATGACTGGGATGTAAATGGCGCACACCTTTATGGTATGAGTCCTTTAAAGGCTGCATTGAGAAGGTTAAGCCGTTCTAACTCAGCTATCAAGGCATCAGCCGCAATGTTAGAGAATCAAGGTGTCAAAGGTGTTCTTTATATGGATGACCCTAGAGTTTTATCTAATGGCATTGATCCTTTAGACACAAGAAAGCAAGTAGAAGCAGTAAAGCAGAAACTTGTAGGCAAAGGTGAGTGGGTAGGTTCAGACAATTGGGGTAGAATAGGAGTGAGTGGTTATAAGTTAGGATGGCAGTCTGTAGGACTTAGCCCTGTTGACTTATCAATCATTGAGTCTGAGAAATGGGACCTAAAGAGATTTGGGGCTGTTTATGGGGTTCCAAGTCAGTTAATGGGTGATTCTGATACTTCTACTTATAACAATGTCAGAGAGGCTGAGAAAGCCCTTACAGCTCGCTGTGCAATCCCTCAGTTGGTTTCCTTTAGGAATCACTTTAACCGTAAGCTCCAAACAGATTGGGGTTATAAGGGACAGAATATATATGTTGACTTTGATCATACTGTATTTACTGAACTACAAGAGGATGTTAAGGAAAAATCAACCTGGATTAACCAACTCAGAGCTTTAAGTCCTAATGAACAAAGAATGCACTTAGGCCTTGAAAGAATAGATAACCCTCTATTTGATGAACCTTGGATAACTACTCAGGATGGTATGCCATTAAGTGAGTATGATGTTAAGGAAGATGAGATGGAGAAGGAATTAGAAGATGAAAGTCCTGATAGTGAGGAAATGGATGAGGAGGTAGATGATTGAGGATATAATAAAGCAGACTTATCCAATAACTAAAAAGGAAAAGTGCTGTGCAATGTTAAAAGCCAAAATGGAGGCCAAAAGACAGGCTTTAAGAGATAGGTTAAATGACCAACAACGAAAGGATAGAATGGGCAAAGAAGTTCCACAGGACCAACCGGAAATTTGGCAGCCAATTCTTCCCTAAGGTTAAAAGGTCATTAGATAAGGTTGTTAGTTCTTTGATAGGTACTATAAAGAGAAAAGGAGCAAGGCAAACACTTGTGGAGCTTCGTACTAAGTTATGGAGTGATGACTTAAATAAGCCAATAGCAGACATCTACAAAAAAGTAGGTGTTTACTATGCCAATGAAACCTACAAACAGATTAGGCGAGAGATTGCCCAAAAAGGATTAGGTAGAGATGAGGCTTGGATTAAGTTTATACAAGATGAGCTGCAAAAGACCTTACTTCAGTATGCAGTAGTCAAAACCTCTGAGACACTTAGAAATCATTTAATCTTAGTCTTACAGTCAGCTATCTCAAAAGAGTTGACTATAGATGAGATTGTTAAATTGTTTGAGACATCAGGGTTTACTGCAATGCAAGCTGAGAGAATAATTAGAACTGAGGTAGGTAGAGCAGCCAACACAGGTGTAAAAGCGGCAGCAGAGGGGTTTAATTACGAAATGGTCAAAGAGTGGATAGCTTTTAGAGATTCCCGGACCAGGGGTTTTAAACCTGAGCAACCTAAGGACCACTATCATATGGATGGGCAAGTAGTTGACTTTTATGACAACTTCACAGACCCAAGAAGTGGTGAGCAGATTGAATACCCATTAGCTCCTGGAGGATCAGCAGCAATGGTGATTAATTGCAGGTGTAGTTATATAGTAGTGCCTAAAAGAGACAGCAGAGGACAACTAATCAGAACATAATTTGGGAGGTGATTAGGTGGCAATAGCCAATACTGCGACAATGAAACAAGAACCAGACCTAACCCTCCCTAAATGAAAGAAACTATGAAAAGATATTTTGAGCAAAAACTGATAACAGACTCTGTAAGAGATGTATCAGAGACTTCAAGGAAAGTAAAAGTAGCCATTAGTCAGATGGGTTCTAAGGACTATGACAATGATGTTATTGACCACGGAGCTTATAACAAGACTATGGCAGAAAGAGGTCCTAAGGGTGCTAATCTTATTTGGCACTTAACAGACCACAACCCATCACTAAAATCAGCCATTGGCAAATTCTCTGAGTTGTATGTAGAGGATAACTACTTAGTAGGAGTTACTGATGTACCTAACACAACTTGGGGCAATGATGTTTTAGAGTTCTACAAGTCAGGTCATATTAACCAGCACTCTGTAGGGTTTAGAACTATTAAGGCTGAAGCACAACAGAAAGGACAAGCAGAGGAGTATAACCTAATCAAGGAAATACTTTTGTTTGAAGGTTCTGCTGTACTATGGGGAGCCAACCCAAACACACCAACTCTAACAGTAGGCAAAGGCCTAACTAAGGAGGAAATCACAGATCAACACGAAAAGCTAAGCAAAGAGCTTAATATGTTAATTAAGAGTCTCAAAGATGGTAGATTTACTGATGAGGCTTTTGAGTTTATCGAGATTCGCTTTGCACAAGTTAATGAAGCAATTAAGTCACTCTTATCTACTGAGGCCACTCCTATTGTGGAGCAACCCGCTGAAGCAGTTGCAGAAACTAAGGAGCCGGTTATTGATGTAAGTGACCTTAAGCATACATTGAACAATTTTATTTACAAATTAAATTCCTAAAAAGTGGAAGAATTAAAATCAATCGAGGCCTCAGTAAAATCTGCTACTGAGTCTGTTGAAAAAATGAAAGCGGCTAATGAAGCTGCTATTGCAGATGTTAAAACACAAGTAGCTGAAGTAAAGGCTGCTGTAGTTACTATGGATGAGGCTGCTAAGAAAAATCAAGCTGCCCTTGACCAAATGATTGCTGAGAAGGCTGCAAAGACTGTAAACAACAAAACTAAGTCTTTCGGTGATGCTTTCTCTGAGTCAATGGCTGAGGCTTTTGAAGCAAAGCAAGCTGAAATCAAAGAGTTTCAGAAGAACAAAAACGCAAAGTTGACTATCGACCTAAAAGCGGTTGGTACAATGACTTTGGGTAACAATTTAAGCGGTGATGGCGTTGCTACTTACAATCAGCGTCAAGGATTAGTGCCTGCGCAAAAAATCAATATGCGTGACCTTATCCCAACTGCTGTAAGTCCAACTGGTCTTTATGTTACTTACCGTGAGACTGGAACAGAAGGTTCTATTGGAATCCAGACTGAAGGAAACGCAAAATCTCAAATCGACTACGATCTAACTGAAGTTAAGGTTGTATCTGATTACATCGCAGGTTTTGCTCGTTTCTCTAAGCAAATGATGTTCCAACTTCCTTTCTTACAGAACACTTTGCAGCGTATGTTGCTTCGTGATTTCTACAAGAAAGAGAATAGTACTTTCTTCTCAGCTGTATCTAGTGCTGCAACTGGTTCTACTACTACCTCTGCTTCTGTTGATGCTGAGCAGTTAGTTGACTGGATTGCAAACCAATTGGATGCAAACTTTGAAGCATCTTTCGCTTTGGTATCTTATGCTCAATGGGCTGACTTACTTAAGACTAAGCCTACTGACTACTCTGTACCTGGTGGATTTGTAATCGATGCTAATGGTAATGTTCGTATCGCAGGAGTACCTGTAATCGGTGCTAGCTGGGTTACTAACGATAAGGCGTTAATCATCGATGCTAACTACCTTGAGCGTGTTGAGACTGAAGGATTGCGTGTTGAGTTCTCTTACGAGGATAGCGACAACTTCCAGCGTAACTTGGTGACTGCCCGTGTTGAGTGTTTTGAGGACATCAACATTATGAGAACGGATGCAATCATATACGGATCATTCTAATTAGTGCTGTGGTTTGATGTGGTGATAGGGGTCGGGTTTCGGCCCGCCCCTTTTTTTAAATAATGTCTATGTTATACAATTTACTAATCGATTGGGAGGACCAGACAAATGAGTCTGGAATCACAGAGCCTTTAACTGTTAATGAGGTAAAGAATTACCTTAGACTAGAGGGTTTTATTGACCAATCAGAAAGTATCTCATCTGAGTTCAATGATGATGATGCTATTATTGAAGATTTGATTGTATCAGCTAGACAAAGACTAGAGGAGTACACAGGCTTATCTTTTATCCCTAAGACATACGAGATTGAGTTTACTAATCTAGCAGGAAACTTTGAGATTCCTTTTGGACCAGTAAATACAATTATTAACGTAAAAGATGATGAGGGTGACTCTATAAGCACAGATGACTTTGATATCTCTTTAAGTGGTAGAGTTTTAAAATACCCTACTTACGAAAATATGACTATGCAATACGAAGCTGGTTATACTATCTTACCAAAGGGATTGAAAGATGCTATGTATAAAGAGGTAGCTTATAGATACATCAACAGAGGGGATGAGAATGTTGATGGTTTAAGTAGAGAGGCTATGGTAATTGCTAGTAAGTTTAAAACAGCAAACTGGATAGGATGATAGGCAACACCAAACCAATTAAGTTACTAAAATATGCAACTACCATTGATGCCAATGGGGATGCAACTGAGACTATTCAGACTACATACAAAATGTGGGCAGAGGTAACTGATGATGGTGGGGGTAGGTCACAAGCTGACGGTAAGACTAACTTAGGTGATAGTAAAGTCTTTAGGATTAACTTCAGAGACTACAATATCACACCTGAGTATAAGATTCAGTATTTCGGTCAAACCTATGCGATAAGCAACGCAAAGAGGGTTGATGAAAAGAGATTTAATTGGGAGATAAGCGCATTTAGCATATTTGAACTTGATTAAAGTAAATGTCATAGGATTAGATAGTCTTAAAGACCGAATTGCTAAAGCAAGCAAAGAGACTGCTGTTTTAGTGGATGCGGAATTAGAGGCGGCTGCTATGGACTTTGTTGCATTAGCCAAAAGAGATTTACAATCACAAGGTGGAGATAGAGGATTCTTATTAAAGTCAATAACATATAAGCCTAAAGGTCCATTTTCTTATGAAGTGTCAGCAAATCAATTTTATGCACCTTTCATTGAATTTGGTACAAAAGGTAAATATAACCCATATCCTGGCACAGAGGAATTTGCTAGTCAGTATAAAGGAGTAAAAGGATCAGGCACACTTAGCCTAATAGATGCTATCAGAGGCTGGGTAAAGAGAAAAGGGATAGCAAAGGGTAAACAGATTGACAGAGTAGCATTTTTGATTGCTCGCTCAATCTACAAGAATGGTATCAGTCCTAAACCATTCTTTTTTAAGCAGGTAGCACCTGTAAGGACTAAATTAATAAATAGAGTAACTGCACTATTAAATGGCATATAAAAACGCACTATATCAATTAAAGACTGAGTGGTATCAAACACTCAATGGGGATATTAGTGTCAATGTCTATAAAGATGCTGTGCCTATTACTGAGACTGGAAACTATGTTCTAATTAGAGCAGAAGGTTCAACAGATACAGAGTTAAATAATTCGGCTTTTTTTAGGTCTGCTGTCATCATTGTGGATATATTTACACAATTTCCCACAATAGGAAATAGCAAGACTGCATACGATATAGCACAAGAGATTGATGACCTGGTAATACTAAGTCCTAATTCTTTTGGCATAACTTTACAAGACTTTCAGGTAACTCAGATAACTGTCCAATCAGAGACAGAACTATATGAGGATGATGGTGCTGTAAAAGTATTTAGGGTGATTAAAAGATACGAGCATTTTATAAATCAAAATTAAATAAAACAAAATGGCAGATCCAACAACTTTGAGTGGTAGTGTGATGTTTATCGAGTATTCAGACACTCCCTCTGGTGCAAAAAAGTCGGCTGTGTGTCAATCTGAGGGATCATTTGATGGCAGCCGCAACGTAGTAAGTGATGAGACTAACTGCGGAACTCTAAAGGTATTAGGACCTCAAAACAACCGCTTCACTTTGAATGCAGTTGTAGATACGGCTCCTGATGCTAACGAGGCTTCTTACAATGATTTCCAAACTCTTTACGCCAACAACACTAAAAAGTATTGGCATTTAACAGATTCTTCTGAGGTAGTTTATCACGGTGGCTACGGATGGATTTCTGCTCTTGGTCAGCAGAACGTAAGCGGTCAGACTGCTAAGTTCACAATGACTATTGAGATTGAAGGAGATATCGATACTGAACCAGCTAGCTAATAAATAACCACTATGAAACAAATCACACACACAATAGGAGGTCAAGAAAGGATATTAAATGTCGGAAAGATGTGGTTTTCCAAATATTATGGGGAAGCCACTTCTTCTGACCCTCTTTTAATGACTGAACTATTAAGCAAACCAAACAAGCAGTTTGATTTTATTTGCGGTATTGTCTATGCAGGTATTAACTGCCACTATAAACATATCAAGTCTAATGACTTTGTCTCTTTAGAGCAAGTTCAGGACTGGGTAGGTGACTTAGATGAGACAGAGGCCGCTGATTTAATCAATAAGTTTGTAGAGGTAAATAAACCGAAAGAGCAGGGGGAAGTAGAGACCCAAGTGGCAAATCCTTAACTTGGGATGAGATAAGGTCAGAGGCTTTTGGTCAGATTGGCCTTAATCCTGCTGAGTTTTATGACTTAGAGTTTGATGAGTATATACTCTTACGAAAAGGGTACATCGATAAGGTTAAGACTGAGTCATACTTATTGAGGTTTCAGACTGCCCTCATTTGTGAGGCATTGATAGGTAAGGGTAACGGTGCTAGGTTTGTTATGGATAGTTGGCAGCTAGAGGAAAAGACTGAAATGACACAAGAGCAAATCAGGTCTTTACTAAAAGCTAAGAGAGAGAAAGAGGCTTTGAAACGAATAAAAAAACAGAATGGCTGAAGGTTTACAGATACAAATAGGCGCAGATGTAACAAGTGCCATAAAGGGTTTAGAGCAGGTACAAACTGAGTTAGATCAGACTGGTAAAAGTGCCAATGCTTTAAGCAGTACTGTTGCTAAAACTTCAAGTTCATTTTCAAAGATTCCTCAATCAGCAAATCAAGCTAATTCTGCAATTACCAATTTAAATAGGGTTGTCCAGGATGCGCCATTTGGATTTATAGGCATTCAAAATAACATTGGCCCTTTAGTTGATTCTTTTGGTCAACTAAAAATGTCAACAGGCTCTACAAGTGGAGCATTGAGGGCATTAGCAGGATCACTTATTGGACCTGCTGGGGTTGGATTAGCGGTTGCGGCTATTAGTTCTGCTTTAACATTTGCTATTCAAGGTTTTTCATCTTGGTCAAGAAGTGTTAAAGAAGCAAAATCAGATACAGACAAATTAGGCGAGTCTTTAGCAATAGAATTAGTCCAACTTACTACCGTTGTTGGGTTGGCTCAAAATGTTGCAGCCTCACAAGAAGATAGAAATAAAGCAATAAAGCTACTCAATGAGGAATATGGTAAATATTTACCAAATCTTAAAGAGGAGTCAATATCTCTATCTAACATTGCAGAAAAATACAATCAGGTTGTTGATGCAATGATTCGCCAAGCTGTGGTTAAAGGATTGCAAGAAGAAATTGCAAAACAAGTAGCCGAAACAGCTAAGAAAATTATTGAATTACAATTAGCAAGAGAAAAAGAAAGGTTAGAATTAGAAAAAGGGAATAAGGTAAAAAATGATTCCCTAGCAACAGACAATAAGCTAAAACAAATTGCCGATCAAAAAAATAAGGCAATTAGTGATGGAGTTATTGCATATCAAAAACAAACACAAGCAGAGAAAGCAGCCATAGGCACTACGAATGTCTATGATATGATGATTAAAGGGTTAAAAGACTCTTTAATGCAATCATTGGCTCCTGCTTTAAATTTAGCTACTGCATTTACTGATTTAGGTCAAACTATTAAAGACACAAAGGGTGTTGAGTTTGATTTTACACCAATTGTAGGCTTTAGGAAATTAACAATTGAAGAAGGTAAATTAGCTGAACAATTTGAAAAGGGAATTTTAACAAGCTCTTTTACTAAGAAACTTCAAGACGGTTTTAAGAAATTAAAAGAGATAAAAGTTCCATTAAGAATTAATTTATCAGAGGATGCAATAAAGTTTCAAAAGCAATTAGAAGAAAATGGTAAGGCCATTGATAATTTTGTTGCTAATGTAAACTCCTCATTTGCAGCAATACAAGTTGAAGGAATTGCATCTGTTGGAGAAGCCATAGGTGCTGCTTTAGGAGGTGGGGATGTAAAAGGCGCATTTGTATCATTTGGTAATATTATTGCTACTGGGTTGCAAGCAATAGGAAAACAATTAATTGCCATCTCAGGATTAGCTGAGTTAACTAGGGATGCTCTTGCTTCATTATTTACCAATCCAGGTTTGGCATTAGCCGCAGGTATTGGGTTAATTGCTGCTGGTGCAGCTTTAAAAGCCTCTTTGAGTGGTGGAGTTAAAGCTAGAGCATTAGGAGGTCCAGTAAGTGGAGGAGAGCCTTATCTAGTAGGGGAAAGAGGCCCAGAGTTGTTTGTGCCTTCTGTTAGTGGTGGCATAGTACCTAATAACTCAGTAGGGTCATTTATGGGCGGTAGAATGGGTGATAGTGGTAGAGGAACAACACTCAGAGGTCAAGATATTATTTTAGCATATGCTAGAACACAACGCAGTCAATTAAGATC